TTCATATTTAAAGGCCACAACTCCCATACCTGATTAAAAGCATTTTTGGCTTTGTAAATACAAGCCATACCACACAATTCATATTGAATTTGACAGAAAGCTTTTATGAATCTCAGAGACATTACCGGATTTGGATTCATAAAAGGTTTTGTGAAAGAAGCATAACCTCTATACTTCCTATCTATTTTTGAATTAGTGTTTTTATCATAAAAATCAAAAGGTAATGTTGAAACCCTATCGGAAATAAGAGAAACACATGAATAAACCCATGATCTGTATTCAGCTAACTGATCTCTTTGATTGGTTTTTAAATTGGAAAAACTACCACCCTTTGTAGAATTGATAATTCTTACAAGTTCCTGATAGCTTTTTCGTTCACCAGATATTGAACTAATCATAGATCTAATCATAGGTATTTTGTCTAAAAACCCCATTGTAGTTCCTCCTAGAAACAGTAACTTTAAAATAGTTCTTATTATCCAATCAATTTATTTATTTGTCAATAAACATTAGGTCCATCACTCTTTCTTATGATGGATTTTGCTGCTTCTCTACAGAACCACAAACTCATAACAATGTCATTAGATTCATAGAATGGATGATTAAGCATTTCATGGTACATTTTTTCCCAAGTGTTGTTTTTATCAAATGTCGTAATATCCGGCTTTCCTTCTGGAAAACAGAAAAGCCATTCCCTCTTTTCAAACTCTTTATTTAAGCTAGGAAGACCAGTATTTTCATCAGCTTTATTTCTGCCTGTTTGAAAACCCTCAATCTTGATATTGTATTTCTTTAGTTTATCTTTTCCCAAAGCTGTTTCTAACAAATCAATGATTGCGTCCTGCACACCATTATTCTCTGCCATATATAATTCAACACCAAACCTTTTATATGTTGTGATTATTTCTGTCATAAGATCAGAAGAGTTTCTTAATGCTTTTATATAGACAGGAACTTTCATTCCGGTTTTTCTATGTACAGCAACAACTGATATTATAGTTCCCGGCCTCTTTGTTCCCGAAAAGTCAATTCCAGCAACAAATATCCAACTCTTCTGATTTTGTACAATAGTTAATGCTGATACTTCATAATTACAGCATTTGCTAAATGATGGGAATGATTTATCTGAATCAGAGTAAGGTACTAATCTATAACCTCTATTGAAATCTCTCTCACCAACATCTGTAAATTTTTGGTCTAAATCCTTTTTATTAAACAACTTCCACAAAGGAACTTTTAAATCTCTCCCAAATGAATCTTTTACAACCAAAAATGTTCTACACTCACTAACAGCAACACTCATCCATGCCCATGTAGGATTCTTTTGAATAAATGATGCCAAATCGCTTTCGTGCCATTTATTCATCATTACTAATGCTTCTGAATCTCCGGGAATCAAACGAGTCAACCAAATGTTTTTAAATGTATCTTCAATCCTCGCCCTTGTTGTTGGTTCATATACTGCTGTTTTCAAGTCCTGCGGATCATCAAAAATCAATAAATTTGCTCGACCACCAATACCAGCACTCAATACTGAATAACCTTCAACAGTAGCATCCTTTGCTGGTGACTTTCTTTCTACAGTAAATCGTTGAGCACCCCACATAGATGTTGGTTTAATGTGTGATGCCATCCTTTTATAATCATCATCTTGACTAATATAGTTACGGATTGCTCTACATCTAGCTATTGCTTCTGTGTCTGATACATGGATTATTTTGATAAGTATGTTTGGGTTACGTGCTATTTGATCTAGAGCATAGCCAATGCATAGCTGTTCTGTATTGTGGTGAATTGTAAAATCGTGGCTTAAATACAATTTGTTCTTATCAAGGACTACTCCATAGTAATCCTGTTCACCAATATCTTCTACATCAAAACCGTAAACTAATGGATTTTTTATTTGTTTTCTCTCTGATGCTTTTTTTCTGGTTTTACATGGTGTTAGATGAGTATTACCACTCACAAGCACAACATAATAGTCTTTGCCATTAATAGTCTTTGTTCTATGAGACACACTAAAACCTAACGAACGACAAAGGAATAAAAAATCATCTCTTAAACCTTTGAACTTTGTTGACCATTCGTGACAGTTATCAATTAGGTGTCCATCTGTATCAATCATTCCCGCCAAAAGTTGTAGACGTATTTCTCTTGAATTTTGTAAAAATCTCTTATCAATCCTTTTCTCACCGTCAATATATTGTAATAGTGGTTCATGATACTTTTTATAAAACTGGTTTGAAAAACTCGAACCATTTCTAATTAAATTGTATTGGGCACAACCACTTTTTTCTTCATTTGTTGTTAATTCATATTTATATTTTTTGCCCCATTTTTCAAAATAATCTGATATTTCAGTATCGTCATCATTTATTGTGAAAGATAACCTTGCTCTGTGACCATCACCAAGCCATGCACCATACACATAAGCATTCATTGGTACTCTTTGTTCTTTAAAATCTAGTTGTGCTTTTTGAATCTTCAAACTATTTTTTCTTGCCCATTCAGGTAATGCTAAATATTCCTCAATAGTCATAATGACCACATCACCCTTCTGATATCCATTCCACCTATTAGATATATAAAAGGGCATTTTGTGACTAGCGTTGCAGCTAAATGTGTCCTTATTTTTTAAAGTTACTTTATATGATTTTTCTCTTCCCCTACCTAATGCCAGAACCTTTCTAGGAGTACCATCATCACCCATTAATTGATCACCAACACGAACGTCTTCAATCAATTTCATGGTACAGTCATACATAATGACGTAAGTACCTGAAATCATTGACTTTCCATGACCAAAGGCCCCTAAAACTAAATAACGTGAATAACCACGTTTTCTAGCTATACGTATAAATCTATGCATCATATTGTGTATTGGTGCGTTTGTTACTAGATTACCTTTGGAATCTTTTAGGAAGGATTCTACAAATTGTTCTGATCTTTTAGGCAAGGTGCCAATAACATCAAGATCAATATTATCAATCAAACCATCAAGCCCTGTATCAATCAATTTATCAGCATCATTAGCCATTTAATAAACCCCATTCAATTATTAATCAACAAGTTCAGCATCAATCACATTTCTATTATCTTGTATTAAACCAATACCATTACCCAAACTTTTTCTATCAATATTTTTGAGCCTATTGATTACTTCATTCTTTAATTGTGGTGATGCTCCATTTATTACTTCAAGCACAGCTTCTTGGAATCTGTGCATCTTTATTTCATATTCATGTTTGATTGTATCTTTCTTACCAAACTCATCAGCATATTTTCTTTCTAGAATCCATGCTGCTGCTTGCCATGTACCACAAGAGGCGGCATCTTCAATATATTCCAACAATTCATTTTTATAATTAACATTACATTTTTGTATAATCATTTCAAAGTCTGGATCAGAACGCATCTGACCCAATAAATATTCAGATACATTAGATAATGTGCAAGCATCTTTTACGCTAAGACCTTTATTTAAATAGAATGACAATTTTGTTTTTTTGGCGAGAAGTGCCCGTTTCTCTCCACCAACACTACTTTTATTTGCTTTTAATCTTCGTTTTATCTTAGCCATAATAATCACCTTGAAAAAATATGTATTAAAAAATATAATCTACAATTCATCCTAAGATTTTTATTTAATTCGTAAGATTTGTCAATGGAGAAATTAAAATGTCACACAAACACAAACATCACACAAATAGAAATAATGCCGGTAGATTCAACAAAGATTTGGAAGATAGTGATTTTCTAAAAGAATTTCAAATGGTTATGATTGAAAGATTATTGCTTAATAGGCGTAACAAATATCATAAGAAAAATATAAAAAGAATAATAATGCGCTTAACAAACAGGAATCCAAAATCAATGAATACCAAAATCAAGGGTGGATTCACACTATCCTGTAATGTTGAAGCGGATTTTTATATATTGTTACAGGAATTATTATTTGATATGACTGGTGAATATAAACCAATGGATGATTTTATTCATATGTTATTAACATGGTTTTATCAATATTATAAATCAATTGAGGATGATAAAATCAATCTTAAGAATAAACCATTTGTTAAATTAGGAAAAAACATCAGAAACGCAAATGTAAATAAATTTAACAAATCCTTTGGGATTTATTTCAAAAATCATGTAAAAACATTTAAAACAATAGATTGACAATAATAGCAATAAAACCTATGATTATCAGCCCAGACAAAAAAGAGGAATCAAAAGGTGGGCTATACCTATATGATTCCTCAATAGCAATTGGAATTTTTATCATGTATTCAGGAGGATACATTGTCAAATTCAGAGGTCATATTACACCAATCAAATGATTACAGTCAACTATTAAAAAATGAATGTTATGAAAAGAAAAAAGACACATTCAATTTTATGGATGATCTGAATGATTTCGTTTTTCATTTCAATGAAACTGAAATATCCCCTTGGAATGGTATAAACAATCCGATTGCCATATTCAAAAAATTTGGTTTGAGAAAATTTGGTAAGCATCAAATAAATGTAATTAATTATTTGAATGATAAATTTTTCTCAACAAATCGTGTATTTTATGCAAAGCAAAGTTTCTTGGCAAAGGGGTTGTTTACTGAAAGAACTCTTATAAATAAAGCATTGAATGCACTATGTAGAAAGGGAATTATTTTTAAGGTTGATAATGATACATATGATTCAAAAAATAATAGAGTTGTATTCCTCCCATCAAGC